ATACTTTACGGGTTGTATCGTTTAATCACGGCTCTCGTAGGGCATCGGTTCGTGTCTCACTGTTGTGAGCGTCAAATGAGAATGGGGATCAATGTAGAAGATTTCACTCCGCCATCGGCACACCCATCAAGAACGCAAACTCATCTTCATCGTCATCTCCATTCTTCGCAGTTCGGTTTCCAAAGAAGTCCGTCCGTATCTTATTCAGAACCGCTGTTGCTCCATCCCCAAGAAAGTCTAGAAGATACTGATACGCCCCAGCACGAGCAAATTGAGGTGGATAGCAGTTCTCTCGTATCAACTGTGTCATCCAGCGTTCAGTCCAGCATAACACAATCTCGTTGATGGATCCAGCAGAGCAATCTAACAATAAACGAACATCAGTCTTCGTAAGACGAGGGACCTTCTTCGGTTTCTCCTCTTTCGGAGGTTTGTCCTCTTTTGGCTCTTTTGCCTTCCTTTGATCTTTGGAGAAAGGCGAACCCCATATATTCTTGGTCATTTATAATGAGCCACGCAGAAGAAGTCAGAGATTACTCGTTGAGCGATGATGATATTCGTCGTCTGCTCGGCAAAGACATCTCGCTGATGACTTACCCCGACCTTGCGAACAAGAAATCGCTGAACGATTGTTTTGACTCCAAAGGACGGTGTATTATCCTTTTCCTTACCGAAGATGAGCATACGGGACACTGGTGCTGTATGCTGAAGACCAACAAGGGTGTAGAGTTCTTTGATCCCTACGGCGACAAACCCGAAGAGCAGTTGGAGGATGTTCCGCAGTCTCGTCTAGAACAGATGGACGAGGCTGAACCTTACCTCACCGACCTTATGCGGAAGAGCGGTCTGCCTATCTACTACAATACCCACGCATTCCAAAAGGAACGAGGCGACATTAACACTTGCGGTCGGCACTGCGTGAGCCGTCTTCTTTACAAGGGCAAATCACTCGCACAATACAAATCAGTCATAGATAAGACTGGATTGTGTCCCGACGACTTCGTCAGTGGACTGACCTACACCAAACTACAGAAATAACAGCCACGATAAAATCCCAGTAGATACACAAATGAACCGCCAACTAGCGTCCGTCCAGTTTGTCGGTGGGACGAATGATGACCCCGACTATGTGTATTACAATGCCGACATCATCAACAACACGACTGCGGATCAATTGGCGACTGGCGAAGCAGTGTTGGATCCGAACATAGTGTTCAACGAACAGCGTGATGCCCCTATCCTCAAGGACATCAGCAAATACAACTTCTCTATCGTTCGCTTCACGATGAACGGTGCGAATCTTGACCTACCGCTGTTCATCCCGAGCATTCGTGAAGGCACGGGTCAGTTGAACCCCAACCTTACGAATTATGGATTGGCTGTTCCTTACCAGCAGACATTCAGTGCGACTGGAGTGACGATTCCCGACTTCGTTCTAGGGACGAAGTATTACCTCAACGATCTCGTGCTCTACACTACCAACTCGCACTACTACCAGTGTATTGCTTCCACCTCAAGTGGAATCTCAACTATTCCTCCAGTGGGTAATGAGTATTCTTCAAGGTCTTGGACAGATCTTGGCACGACACCACCCGCTGGTGTCGCACTCACGGTGCTACCAAAGGAGCGGTTCGTTCAGTATGCCACGCAAGATCGCAACAAGATTCTTGCTCCTACACCGCTCTCACTGGCGAATGTGAAGTTCAAGGGTCAGTATATCCAATTCGCCCAGTATCAAGGAGGAGACATTGTGTCGGCGAATGCGAACGATATTGATCCCGTGACTGGACAGCCCACTTACATCTATAACACGAACAACGGTCCTTTCTACCAAGCCACTACCCCGACATCAATTTGGTCTCCAATCAAAACATACAGCCAGTATGATTTAGTGATCTACAATGCCGAGACTTGGTATTGCTGTTCGCCTACTGGAGTTCTAGCGGGTGCTGACCCGCCTTCTCTGTATCCTCCTCTAGGATTGGGTGCGAAGAATTGGGCGTTGGGTATTCCGTCATCATTGACGGATGGATGGGATGCTGGAACTACATACAACACGGGTGATGTTGTGATCTACGGAAGCACACTCTACCAGTCACTCGTGCCACCCACTCCAACACCCGTCCCAGTTGATTGGACCAGTGCGTTTCCAGCGGGAAGATACGAAACCGTAGGAACGGTCGTGCGATACACGAGCGGTGGATCTTCTACTTACTGGACATCACTCAACCCGATCGGTGTTGCGTGGAATAATACGCAGACTTACAATGCGGGAGATATTGTTGCTTTCCGTTCTCGTGATGGTTTTACAACTGATCTATACCAAGCCGTGAATACGAACACTGGCACTCCGCCTTACACTTTCCTTCTTCCATCACCGAACTGGACTTACCCCATCAAGACGCCTCCGACTGATTCGTATAACTGGTCGGGACCCAGTGGTCTCACTCTCGTATTTCCTCCTCCTCTTGCTCCCACTAACCAATGGGTGACAACGATCACAACACCGCTCGTGCCAGTAGATATTACGACTTCACCCTTTTGGAGCCTAATCACAACAGATCTCGGTCTCCAGCAAGATCTCTCCAGCGACTATTACTGGATCTACAACTATCAAACTTGGATTGATCTCGTGAATGAGACCATTCTTGACCCCACAAATCTTACATTCGCCTATGATCGTGATACGACTGCTCAACCTTCTTCTTGCTGTATGTGTGATACCTACGATGCCTTCATTACAACTTGGGCGAATGTGTATGGAGACCTTACAAACTTCCCAGTGGGGTTTCAGACGCTCTCGGGATGGCTCAACTTAACGGCAGTTCCTCCTCAACTCCAGTATGACGGGCAGAATGGAAAGTTCAGCATTCTGTTTGATAGTGATGGATACGGTCAGCGTCTCTCTATCTTCACGGCTGGATCGGGTGAAGGGTCGCCCTCTACACCCCCATCGTTCAAACTCTTTATGAACACGAATATGTATAACCTTTTCGCCAACTTCCCATTCACCTATTGGAATGTAGGCGAGTTCAACTGGGTATATAACTACACGAACTCTGCGAACTACTATGACGGAGTGCTGGAAACGGGTCCCTTCGTGGTCCCGCTGGGATACACCTACGAGATCATCGTCCCGAACGATGGGTTCAAGAATGTTCTAAACTATGCCCTAGCACCTTACAGCACTTATGTTCCCAACGGACCCAGCACCCCAACCCCATCCCAACTCAACCTACAGAAGATCTACTGGAACACGACCCAAGAGCAGAAGTCAACCGACACGCTGTGGTCCCCCATCTCCACCATCGTCTTCACCACTGCCCTAATGCCGATCAAGCCCGAGTCTACTGCCTCGCCAGTCACACTGGGACAGAACAACATCGGCAACTCCCAGCCTACCGCCCAGTCTGCCTTCACCCGCATCATCACAGACATCGCTCTAGACTTGGCTCAAGGTGGTGCTGGGGCTTACAAGTCCTTCATCTACTATGTGCCATCTGCCGAGTATCGTCTATCCGACTTCCTCTCATCTCACCAGCCTCTATCGGGTGTGGATGTCCAAGTCTTTTGGAAGAACCGTCTCAATAACCAACTCTACCCGATCGCAATGACGAACCTTTCCAGCGTATCCTTCAAGTTGATGTTCAAGAAGAAGGGACTCCTCACGAAGGCGGACGATACTTGAATGGATCCGCTTCAAAACTTTCTGTAGATAGAACATAAACAAGATGAGTGCCGACATTGAGAAGATGGCGGTTTTTGATTCCCGTATTGTCCAGTCTCGCCCTCGTTATGCCGTTGAGAAGGGTGCTCTCTCCCTAACGAACGCTCCGTTCAACGCCATCTCGGCGACTTCGTCCCAGCACACTTACAACATCTATGTCCCCAGCGAGAATGTGTTCGTAGATCGTGGTGTAGAGTGGACTTCTACGGCTTACCTCACTTCCACACTGGCGATCACGGAAGACATTGTGGTTGACGAAATTCCCGTCGGCACCCCGCTGGTAGTCCCCGCTGTTGATTTCGCCCTCTGTGCTTTCCCGCTCAACTCTCTGTGCTCTACGCTCACGGCGACGATCAACGACACCACGAGCGTCATTAACTCCCAAGATGTGCTCAAGGAGGTTCTCCGCCTAACGGACTACAAGAAGAATCGTCTCCAGCGTAATTGCCCGACGATGCTGGATAAGTATCAGTGCTATGATGATGCCTACGGTCTGCCCAACTCTCCTCTCGGTGGCTACGGCACGGCGATGGACTACGATGGCGTTCAGAACGGTGCCTTCGGTCAGATCGTATTCACGGATGTGAATGGCACACCAGTCCCCGAAGGTCAGTATGTTCTCGGCAACGGCACGGCGACGGCTACCCAACCCGCTACGGGAACGGGCGTCTACAAGATCGTCAACGGTCTGCCTTGCCTTGCTGGTTTGAGCGGAACCCCGTCGGTCCCCATCGTTGGTCCTTACCAACTCTACTATTCCTTCACGAGCACGGAGAAGATTGTGCTCTCACCTTTCACCTTCTCGGATGTCCACGAGTGGGACACGGGTCTGTTCGGCATCAACAACATTCAACTGATTATGAACTTACAGTCACCAGCCCGTGTCGTCCGCTACTCGGGTATGCGTTGGGGTAATACGACAGCCAGTTCTTCTACGGGTGCGACGCTCTATGGCACCTCGTTCCAGTCCACGCCGTTCGGTCGCTCTCTGCTCAATGTTCAGTTCCTCACGCCGTCTCTTGATGTCCCGCTACCGCCCAAGTCCGTCGTCCCGTATATGGAGTTTCCTCGCTACATTACTCAAGCACAGCCTATCCGTGCCAAGTCTGCGGGAACCATCCAATCGCAGACGATCACGCTACCGCAAATCCCCGATCTGCTCATCATCTATGCGAAGAACCCCGCACTGACTGGCACGAACTTTGCTGATTCCTATATGCCTCTAGCATCTCGTGCTTGGGGTGGCATCTCTAACCCTCTATCCGTCAACTTTGATAACTTCTCGGGTCTGCTCTCGTCTCACACGGCGGAGGAACTCTATGGTATGTCCGTCCACAACGGTCTAGATCAAGATTGGCTCTCTTGGAGCGGTTTTGGGTTTGCTGGTCAGAACGCCGTCAATAATGCTCCCACGAACGCCTCATTCGGCGGTCTCGTTGCTGGTGGCAACCCTCCGTCTGCTCCCGCTGGGCAGAGCGTCACTTCGCTGGTCGGCTCCGTGCTCGTGCTCAAGCCCAGCCAAGACATTACGCTACAGACGGGTCAAGCCCCTTCGCTGGTCGGCAACTTCACGCTACAGATGAATATCCAGTATTACAACTCTTCCGATGTTGATGTCAACCCCGTGCTGTATGTCATCACGGCGAACAGCGGTTTCTTTGAGTCCATTCGTGGCTCCAGCCGTATCATCAAGGGTGTCCTATCCGAGCAAGACATTATCGGTGCTCCCCTTGCCCCGACGGCGACTCGCCAAGAACTCCAACGCTATGTCGGTAGCGGTGGTCTGATGTCGTCTCTCGGCACCATTCTATCAAAGGTCAAAGGTCCCGCACTAGAACTGCTCAAGACGGTTGGAAAACACGCTGGTGAGGAACTCCTCCATCACGGCACGGCATTCGTCAAGGGCAAACTCGGTTTGGGCGGTGCTCAAAGCGGTGGTGCGATGAGCGGTGGTATGAGCGGTGGTATGTCGGGCGGTTCATCCAGCGGTGGTCGTCGCAAGATGGAGGCTCGGCTGATGTGAAAATGTAAATAAGCCAACTTACGCTTTCTTTCCCGCATTTCAAGTTCTTTGATGTGTAATTTATACTGCTTTGCCTCATATTCGGCAAAATGAAGCCTATTTCGGCACAACCACGCATCCATTTGGATGTAAGTCGGGAAAAAAGACCAAGATGTAGAAAAATAATGGTATAAAAATATATTTTTATACCGTGAAAATCCATATAGTTGCGATTTTTACCACAGATGTGGGCGAACTATACGAAATAACTCAAAGAATAGGCGACGGGTAGCCACTTTATTCTTTGTGTTGATAGCGACTTGTAGATCTGTGCCGATGATGGAGAGGTATTGGACGCAACGGATCATTGTTTATTATTAGGGTGAGAAGGGGATGCGTGGATTCGGACCACGATTTAAGGATTCAAAGTCCTCCGTCTTAACCATTGGACGACACCCCCAGTTCGCTACGGTTCCGTAAAGAACTGCGGGTTAAACATTGTTCCACTCATCATATCAATGGAGGTTGAGATTAAATGGGTAATAAGCAAGAATGGGAACGGACGATGTTGGGCATACACTTATTGCGAGGTGTGTAAGGACTGGGTCCTTGCGTCTCGTGTGAATAGGCATAGGACAAAAAACCCCAAACATCTGCGACTAATTCGCCCCGAAGTTCTTTACGCTTCGTTATAGGGAAAATAAACAAGTGTGGTGTAATAATAAAAATGTCGGCTATGCGTGTGAATGAGTTTATGCTGGATCTCGCCAAGAAACTGCGTGAGGAGAAGAAGGTGGCAGAGAGCACGGCGACCGCCTACATCCGTGCGATGTATCTCCTCAACGGGAAGCAACCTTACAAGAACCTAACCTTCCTCAAGAACACTTCTGCTATCGCTGACCTCGTCAGCAAGTATGCTGAATCTACTATCAAGACCATCTATGCTTCCATCGTCAGTGTGCTCTCCCTCTTCAAGGACAAGCCAACATACAAGAAGATCTACCAGCACTACTACGATCTTATGATGGGCAAGAGTGAGGAGGCGAAGAAGGCAGAGACTAGCGACAAGACGCAGAAGCAGACGGACAACTGGATTACTTGGGACGAGGTCCAAAAGAAGGTCGCCGATCTTCGTGAGAAGGTAGCCGAGTTTAAGTCCAATAAGAGTATAACCAGTCAGCAGTATGAGTCTCTCCTCCATTATCTTATCGTTTCGCTTTATACCGAGACACAACCCCGCAGAAACCAAGATTATCTTGATATGTTTGTCGCCAAGAAACAGCCCACCGAAACCGAGCACAACTATGTTGTCCTCACCAAATCCAAACCTACTTCGTTCATCTTTAATAAGTTCAAGACTTCCAAAAAGTATGGACAGCAAACGCTGGAGGTCCCCGAGACACTCTCTAATGTGATCTCCGAGTATCTCAAGTTTCATCCGCTCAAGAAGAACGCCACCTTCAAGTTTCTAGTCTCGCACGACGGAACGCCCATCACTGCGGTGAATGCGATCACCCGTGTCCTCAACAAGATCTTCGGGAAGAAGGTAGGCAGTTCAATGCTACGCCACATCTTCCTCTCCACGAAGTATGATATCAAGGAGATGGAGAAGGATGCCAACGCTATGGGGCACTCGGTGGAGGAGCAGAGGAAGTATATGAAGGGAAGCGGGGAATCCACGCAAGTAGCCACCGTCCCCACGATAGAGGACAGCACCGCTTAACTGCTACAACTTCAACCTCCTTCACCTTCTCAACCACCTTCTCTTCTACAACTTTAACCTCATCCTCCAGCGTCTTCTTCAACCGAGCAATCAGCAGTGCGATGAGTTCATCCACCGCCGACTGTTGAGGCGTAGGGGCTGGAGCATCACTCATTTATAGTTGGAACAACAATAGTTTCAACCTCATTCTTCTTCGCCTCCTCCTTCTCCGCCAGTGCCTTGCGTTCCATCTCGTCCTTCTCACGGTTCATCTGATTCTGAATGATAGGCTCAAACTCTTCGGACCCCGAGACATACAGCCACAGTTTGCCGATCTTGTCTTGGAGTCGCCACAGATGGTCGTTGAGGATGAGACGGTGAGCATCTTGGGTCGGACCGACGCTCGTGTTGACTAGACCCTCCGCCTTCACGCAATCAAAAGTCTCCTCGCTGAACGCCTTCGCCATCTCACGAACTAGAACATAGTCAATGCGGTAATTTCCCATCGGCATCTTTATTTTACCGCCAGTAAAAAAATCTTGTCCGCAGACGCATCAGCATCCGTGCTGGTTGGAAGGACACATTGGTGAATCACAACACATCGCATACGATTCGTGGCGAACAAGAGGAGTGAATGGCGGAGGCGGAGGCGGATGAGGAAAAATAAGGTTGATCTTAATCGCTTCTAGTTCCTCCCGTATCCGCTTGACCTCCGCAATCAAAAAATTAATTTTCGTGAGGATCTCGGGCTGGTAGTTGATGGCTGTCGTGTATCCGTTCATCCTTTATTAATCAAACTTCACAAGAAACTTGCCGAACGACGCCTCATACTTCGGAGGCTCGTCCTTCCATTTCGGCAACTTCACCTTCGCCTTCTTCTGTTCCGCTATCTCCTTCGGCGGTTCCGTCTTCAAGTCCGTGACGGGCTCGGAAGTCTTCTTCTTCCCTCGTGGCATCTTTATTCTCTACCCACGACACCTTTTTGAGATCTTCACACCACTTGACCGTGAGTCCCGCAAAAGTATTGTTCTCCAAGAAGTTGCGACAAATTGTCTTGACGGGCTCGGCGATATTCGGCGACTGCGACATCTCGGTGAGAATCCGCTTCACCTTATTGTTGATGTTGGTGTGATACTTTGCCCTCATACGCTCACGCTCTTGTTCTAGGACGGCGGGATCCTCTGCGATCTGCTCCTTGACCCTCTGTCTCCGCTCCGCATCTCGCTGACGCATCTTTGCTTTCAGTTCGTCCTTGTGCTCCTCATAATACTTCTTGTATGACCCAGCCTCCTTGAATGGCATTGTTTATTGATAGGTTAGATTTCTTTAACTCCCAAACATCCGTTTTGCTTCTCTCAAAACGAACTTAAATGCCCCAAGAGTAAGTAAGGTAAGCAATGTGGTATTCCATCAACGAAAACTATGAGGTGTCGGTAGAAGGTCAAGTCCGCAACAAGAAGTTCAATCGTCTTCTCAAACCTTATCTCTGTGGCGACTATCTTGGTCTGCGGATGGGAAACTCAAAGTCCAAAAAGTTCTACATACACCGTCTCGTCGCCGAAGCATTCTTGCCTTCGCCTACGGATGATTGTGTTGTAGATCATATTGACCGCAACCGAATGAATAACCACGCATCTAATCTACGCTGGGTTTCAAGGTCGGTGAATGGTATCAACCGAGCAATAGAACTGAAAGCAAGACCCAATAGCACAAGTGGAGAACATCACATCAGAAAAGTAGAAGACTGTAAGAAGGGAACTGATTATGTTGTAATCATTAGCACCGACGCTATCAAACATTATTCATACCATAAATCGCTGGACGACGCAATAAAAACGAGGGATAGTATAATAAAACAGTATGCCTTTCCGCATTAGGAAGGCACCCAAGAAAGACTTATATTGGGTGATCGGTCCCGATGGCAAACATCACAGCAAGGATCCACTCCCAAAGGCACGGGCAGAGGCTCAAATGAAGGCACTGTATTCTGCGATGCGTCGTGAGGAGGAAGCGATTGTGCCGAATGCGAAGGAGGAGAAGGCGATTGAAAAGAAGATGGAGGGTGGTGGTCCCTTACCCGAACTTTCGGTTCTCCAGCAGATCGCAAAGGCATCCTATTCTACTTCTCCTCCTCAACAGATCGGTCCGTTCAAACTTCGCAGTTATACGCCCACCCTCAAGTTTTATGTTCTGCCCGATCCCGAAGACCAACGGTTCATTGATACGGTCGTGGTAGGCATTCGTGGAACCAATACGAGCGACAAGCAAGATATATGGGCGGATACTCAACTGGCTATTGGCAAACTAGAAGATACTCCTCGTTGGAAGAAAGACCTTGCTGATTTCAAGTCGTTTATGTCCCGTCTTCGGTATGCCGATGATATTGATGTGTATGGCGTAGCCCATAGTCTTGGAGGCAGTATCTTGGATATGTTCTTGAAGAAGGGTCTGATCCAGCAAGGTGTGTCTTACAATCCAGCCATTCAACTCGGTGATGCCCAAAAGGATCTCAATAATCGCCGTATCTACCAAGACGGTGATCCGCTCCTTGCGATTATGGGTCGCTCTGCCAAGAATGTAGAGATCCGTCCAAAGAAGGTAAAGGAGCAGAGTGTCGGGCGTAAGATCGCAAATGTTTTCTCCTACTTCATTCCGTATGTCGGGCTCGTCACAAAAGGAATGGATACGCTGGATGCTCACGCTCTAGACAACTTTATTGGTGGAACGCATCTCAAGAATGTCCTCAAGAAACTCGGTCTCAAAGACGAAGGGCATTCTCTCACTGAACTCGCAAAGGCAAGTCGTATTCCCCGCAAAACTCTACAAGAAGTGTATAATCGTGGCATTGGTGCTTACACTACCAACCCTTCGTCTGTGCGTATGAAGGGAACCTACAAGAAAGGTGTAGATGCTCCGATGTCGCAGAAGTTAAGCAAGGAACAGTGGGCGATGGCTCGTGTGTATTCGTTTATTGACGGAAACCCCAAGCACGATACTGATCTGCGTGGTGGAATGGATCATTTGCGTCATCAAGAAGGAATGATTGATAGTCGTCCACCATCTCCATTCGGAAGTGAATACGATGATAGTGATGATGATGATCACTGGACGGCATCAGTTCGTTTAACGAAGGATCCACTGCTAGAAATTGAAGAAGGAGATATTGATCCTATTTCACACGAAGAGTTTGAAGATGGAGATATTGTTTTATATGTTCCCAGCGGAGGACGGTTCAAGGCAGTCAAAGTATCTACTATTAAAGAGGGTTATCCTCTACCCCAAGACCAAGCAAAATTAGAGAGGGATTGGTTTCCCGTTCCGTATCATCATCCTCCAGTCTCAAAACGCAAGGTTAAAATAAAGCCACGAGGCAGTGGTCGTCTTCGTGGTGGAAGGGGTATGACGAAGATTCTTAACAAGATGATAAAAGAAGTCGCATTAGACTGGAAGAGTGAGTTTGGACGAAAGGTCAAAGAAGCCTACGATGAAGCCAAACGGAATCTCGGTATGATGATGGGAACGCAGTCAAAAAAGAGATTTGAAGTTATGGCATTCTACGGTCGCCTCATTCTACTTGCGGAAGAGTATGCTCCCGATCAAGTTGAACACATCAAAGATAAGTCTGATTACTACAAAAATCTAATTCTACGGACTCGTGGAGACAGTGTGACCCGACACAGCGGTAGTGAAGGTGAAGTAGATCACGCAGATGAAGTAGAAGGAATAGATCGTGCCAGTGGTCGTGTGCGTGGAGGTATGACTCCTCCTAATCAAATGATCAAACGAGACAAGACTACTCCGCCCAGCGTGAGATCGTTCAAACATCAGAATTATGCTCACGAAG